TGTTTTTTATATTTATTAAGTGTGCAGCTGTGTGTGGATTTGGGTCTGAAAAGACATCTCCAGTATCTGGGTCTTTAAGTAAGAAATAAACACCGTTTAAATCTGGATGAAATTGGAATTCTAAATCCATCCATTGATTTGATAATTCTTTTCTGAAACTAGTGTTTGGAGCAGTTACAAAAGCTACTTCTCCTCTAGTAGCATCTCCTCTGAATGATATGTCAGTATAACTTGTACCACCACTATCTACTTTAAAAGTTTCTTGTTTTTTCCCACTTACATTTATCTTAGGTATGTTTTCTAAGGTTTCATTTTTAGTAGGATGTTTTGAATATCTTGTAGATAAAGAATTTAAAAATATTTCTTTAGGGCTAAAATCGTAAAAACAAGTATCAGATAATTTCATTACTCTATATCCTTGCATTGTTACATCTACTGTTCCTGCGTTATCAATCCATATATTATGTATTTGTTGTCCATCTGTACTAAAAGTTATTTCATGTTTTAATATTTGATGTATATGAGCAGGTATTACATGCTTTGCTTTAAAGTAATTTGCATTTGTTAAAGGTGTCCATTCATAAGTACTTGGGTTATATTCTCCAGGCATTTTTAAACTTACTACTGAAGGTGCGCTAAACTGTGTATTAGCAGTATCTTCTCCTGCAATTGTAACATTACTAACTAAATATAAACCTGTTAGATTAGGAGAAAATTGTAACCAATTATTTTTAAATACACCTGTACTAAAATCAATTGTAATTTGTCTTATATCTCCATTATCCATAAGTTTAAATCTATCCTCAGAAGAAAAATCAGCATCAACATTAGAAACTATTATACCTGTATCAGCATCATGTAATAATAGATGAGGCTTAAATGCAAATAAACCTGCTAATATATTATCTTCAACACCACGACTTGAAGATATATTTTTTGTAAATTCTGTACTATACCTATGTGGTGCCCAAAATTGACTACAACTAAGAATAGGAAAATGCCATGAAAATACAGCATCTTGTTGTGCACCATTTCCGTCATTATAATGTTCTGCAAACATATCTGATTGATATACTGTGCCTCCCGATTTAACTAACGAAGTACTTTGATTATGAGGAAATGCCCAACCATAATTCATACCATTACTAAAACCATCAATTTCTGTTTGTATAGAAAAAGAAGCACCAGCAGTTAAATGTTTATTATTTTTAAAAGAACCTTGAATCGGTTTTTGATGTAAAAGAGTAAAATAACCTGAAGAATATAAACCTCCATGATTTAAATTATCTCCAGAACTTGTATAGGTTTTAATACCATATTTAATATTTAAACCACTAACTACTGTATTATTACCTTCTTCAACTACCTGCATATGCGGAAAATAAATCTAATTCACTATTAGCCGTATCTATTGCTTGTACCATTCCTATAAATCTTGGTCTTTTAATATCATCATTTTCAAGATAATAAATCATATCTTTTACTTGATAAACTGAAGTATCTAATACCTCAATACTGTTATCTCCATTATTACAAGCGGAAGTTGAATCTGATTGCATGTAATTAAAAGTACCACCTACATAAGACCTATCTCCTCTATCCATTGATGTAGCACTTCCTGTTCCACCTACTTCTTTATATCTATGTGTAGTAGCGAAAGGATGTAGTCTTTTTGCACCAGCAAACGACTTTGCTTCTAAACCAAAATCAAATGCTGTATTATCAGACCATAAATAATACCCT